ACAAATTTTTCTTTATTAAATTTTAGTGTCATCTAATAGGTTTTTTTCATCCAACATATCAGATTTTTCGTTTAAAACCTTCTTTTTTGATGAAATTCCGTTTATATATTCTCTTGCAAGCTTTTTTGCATTTGCATTTAAGTGTCTATCATCTCTTTTTCTCTCTTTATGGTTTTCAGCATCTCCCAATGGGTCTCTACCATACGGATGCTTATCTTTACCATAAGTATTTCCTTCTTTTGGTCTTCCAACTCCTCTATTTAATTCAATTTCGGTTTTAAGTTTACCGATTTCCTCCTCCACATTTTGTTGTTGTGGTGGATTTGCCGGGTCTTGTCCTTGTTGTTCAATAGAAGTATGTCTGAATCTATCTTTAAGGTCTAATATTACTTTTGCTCTTTCAATATCAACTTCATCCTGCGATAATCCAAATATATTATGGTATGACCAATCAGATGATAACATATTAAGTGCTTTTGCATCAGATGCTAATCTAACCTTCTCACTCCACAAATTCACCTTTTCTTGCTCATAGATTGTAGAAGCGTTAGTAAGAGTTAATTCAAAGTTTGTCATTTCTGAATCTTCAATACCTTGCGATGCTAAGTGTACAATTGCTATTTTAGTTAATTCACTAACAACTGTTCTTTGAATTCTTTCGATAGTTCTTGCGAAACGAACATCTTCTGCTGCTAGAGTTGCTTTACCATTTACGTTCTCATCATACGATAAGTAGGCCTTTGGTACTCTCAATGCTGCAAATAATTTACCTCTTAGATATTCGATATCCTCAATAGCTGCATACTCTAAACCTTGTAGGTTTTCAATATTAGTGCCACTATCACTACCACGTACAGGTAAGAAGAAGTCTTCAGTAAGGTTTTGAATATTATATTTTAAGTTATAATCGCCGGTTTCTTTATTAACAAATGGAGTTTTCTTCATTTTGTTAATAATCTTTTGCATATAGTTATCAACTTCTACCGGTGGAATGTTACCAATATCAATTTTGAATATTCGTTTTTCAGGTGCTCTCATAATACGATGGATTAACATCGCATCTTCCATAAGGGATAATTGCTTCCAAATTCTTCTTGCACCTTCTACCATCGATTTACCATAAGGTAAAAAGTTAGTATCTGATAACATACGGAAGTGGGCCATTTCATATTGCTCATATTCTTTTTTACCAAAACGGTCCATTTCCACCTTATACTTAACATAATTTGCATTGTTAGGGTCAGTACCTTCTAATCTCTCAACATTGTAAATTGAGTGTGGCATTACATTTATAACACCCTTATCTTCTGCAATTTCCAATGCTAAGAAAGCATCTCCATATTTTACTAAATTTCTAACCCAAGGCCATAAATTAAATTCTATGTTCATTATATCATAGAATAAATTATGAAGCAATTCTCTTACGTTCTCATTTGTGGATTTAATTTGAAGTACATCACCATATTCGTTCTTAGTTGTACTTTCATCCGCATATATATCTAATGCCGATGATATAATTGGGTCACTATCCATAGCATCATAATCTCTAAAAAGTTCTCTACGAACTTGATGATATGCCATTGATTGAGCACCCTGCTGAGTTTCATAATAAGACCTTTGTAATTTAGTATATCTATCTCTAAGATTTACAAAGTTAGTATTATACTGACGGTCTTCGGTATCTACAACTTTTCGTTTACCATCTTTATCAACCGTTACAATTGCATTGGTTGAGAATAGTTTTTTAAGTCTACCAAAGAAACTTCTGTCATCTAATTGTTGTTCTTCTGCCATAATTTATTTTACCATTTTCTACAAGACCAATATCTTGCTTTTGTTCTTGGACCAGGATTTTCACAATTGTGTCTTGCTCTGAATGATTTTCTTCTTTCAGGATTTGATTTTTTTATTTTTGCTCCCTTTTCACCAAAGTTTACTTTAATTACTTTTCCTGTTTTTGGGTTTTTAACGTACACCTTAAACTTTTTAACATCTCCTTGTGATGGTTTACCCAATTTCACTTCTCTACCCTGATACTCTGCTTCATAAACACAATTACAATTTGCTTCTTCTAATTGAGTTGAATAACTTTTTAAGAAGTTTATGAAATCATCCATATCTTCTTGCTCAACATCCAATTCATCATAATCGTCAATTGGATTATCAGTTGGAGTATCACCCATTGAGTAGGCTTGGTCTACATACTCATCTTCTTTTAGGATATTTTGTAATTTAATCATTTAAGTTCCTTTTTTTATTTTGGCATATACCATAAATATTGTTTTTTATCAAAACACTACTATTTTATAACCACTGTGATAAATCTTCAAATTCATCACCTATTTTCATTTTCCAAGGATTATCTTCCATACTACTACCACCATATACCCCATCATGCTGCATGTTTGATGAAATACCTCCTATTGCTCTTTTTGTGAGGTCGATACCTTCTTGTCTCAAACGAAGTGCAGTATCTCTAACCCACAATCCAATACAAAATGCCATCACCAAGTCATCATTATAACCCTTCATAGCTTCAGCTCTACCATTCATAAATATAAATGTAAACAATTCATCTATCAAACGATTGGAACGAACTGTAACTGCTTTTTCTCTAAAGTATTCATCTAATTTAGATACAATTAATGGTCTAGTCTTAGATGTAGTTGAAAATCCAGCTACCATTTGCCTTTCATCAGCACGATATTTATTTCTCATTTGATTTTCAACATCTACATATTTCAAATCCTTACTCATATAGAATAAGTTTTTGTATTGTCTATCAATTACTTGCTGAATCGTTGCCCAACCAATGTTTGCGTTCTCTATAATAAGTAATGCATCATTATATTGTGTGGATAATTCAACTAAGAAGTTTCCAAAATCTTTAGTGTCAACCTTTCCTTTATACTCTGCTACCTGTGTACAAGTTGTTATATCCATAACGTGAGCTGCGGAATAATCCGAACCATCTCCTCTAGCCACATCGGCAATGACCATATAAGAACTACCTGCGTTTGGATATTCCCATCTCCAAAGATTACCATCAAATCCAGTCTTTTCTAATGGGTCTTGACAATATGATTCTTTATAGAACATTAATAATTCTGGGTCTATTACAGTATCACCAGAAGATACGAAGTCACAATCACATTCTTGTGCTGCTTTCTTTGCTCCTAATAATTTCTCTTGTTCAGCTCTCCAGTCCTCACCTCTTTCTGGGTGTACAGTCCAATGTAATCTGATTGTATTAAATGGATTGGTACTTTCTTCAGCCGATAACCAAGTTTTGTGAAACCAGTTACCCACTCCATTTGGAGTAGAAAGGGCTATACAGCTACCACCCGTTGAAAGTGTTGATTGTGCAGATGTCCAAATTTCATCAATATCACCAATGAAGGCCGCCTCATCAAATATTAGAAGTGATAATGCTTCAGAACGTCCAGCATCAGGAGATGATGCAATAGCCTTAATTTGAGAGCCGTTTTGTAATTTAAGTGATAGTTTGTTATCTTCCAAAGAACCTCCCTTAAGCCAACTAGGAAGTAATTCATGCATTACTCTTACCTTAGTTACTAAGTTCTTTGCTACATCTTGCTTAGTTGCAATAACCAATACGTTAAAGTCCGAATTGAATAACATTCTCCAAAGTGCATATCCAGCGGATAGGGTTGATATACCAGTTTGACGTGATTTTAATACTATATTAAAACGATTGCCAGCAAATTCAGTTAAAGTTTTTTCCTGAAATGGAAAAAGATGAAAAGGTATTTTACCTCTCACCGGATGCTGAATCATACAATATTTTTTCATAAAGTGAATTGGGTCTACCGCACACTTTTTGTATTCATCTGCAATTATTTCCTTTAAAGATTTTTTTTGTGTAATTCCAGTACTCATATTAATCAACAGGAGGTTTTACTAAATCGTAACCTTTATCTTTTAATTTATCCCAAGCTTCATTTCTTAATTTTTTAGCCTGTTCGATTTCTTCTTCAAAACGAGTTATATCGGTTAAGATTTCTGCTTTTAATTCGGTTACATCCCTTTCCATACTCCATTTTTCAATCGTTCCATCTTCGTTTACAACTTCATATTCTTGCTTAGCATCATTGTATGCTTGTTGAAATTGAGAAACTACATCTTTACCATAAGAAATCATATTATTATATATCTTATAATTTTCATAAGCTTCCCATAATCCATCTACTTTAATTTGAGCTTCTCTTAATGTAAGACAGTTTAAGCAATATCCAGTTTTAGATATTAATTTTTTATCAATTCTACCTACTTTTATTGTTTTACAATTATCAGATTTACAAGTATTTAACTTATCTAAATAAGCTCTTGTTTCAGCCATAATATCACCCAACTCCGAAAATTCTATTTTACCTCCTTCGGTTTGTTCCCAAGACCTACCAGTTTCATCTGTCCATTTTTCACCAACCTTACGTTTTATTATCTCTTTATCAGCTCCAGCAAATGATACAAACGCTTCTTTTTGATAATCACCACCAGTCAATACCATATCAACCAACTTTCTACGAGTTGGATGCATAAACTTTTTATTAAATTCCTTTGCCATAGTATATACAATATATTTGTATATATAAGTATATCAAAATTAAGAAAACGATTAACTATCGAAGAAAATACCTAAAATTTGATTTAGGGGTGCGAATGCACCTGTTAATTTGTAAGTGTTACCCCCATATACAAATACAATACCTTCGTTTGGTACAATCTTTTCAAATCCACCCAATGAATTAAGCCGTTCTAACTCTAATTTTAATTTTGCAATCTTCTTAGGGTCACCACTTGCTTTTACTTGAGCTATTGTTGATTGTAAACGAGCTACCATTTGTTTTTTAGCAGAATCGGGGTTTGCAGTAAGTACCGATTCCATAAATGATAATACATCTGCACCAACTCCTAAGAATATCTCCTCAAATCTCATTAGATTTTGTTTTGATATCTTTTGTTGGTCTTGTTTATCTATTTGTTCAGCCCATGCTCTTAGCTTAGGGTCTTGTATTGTTGCTATTCTGAATGATTTATCATTGAATGCCCATCTCTTTACTAATCCTATTTTTTCTTGTGCATCTAATTTCTTTCCACCCTTTTCTACAAATTTACTCCACCAAGCCTGATGATATTCTCCCACACCATCATTATCAGATAATCCAAATTCTGATTGTAGTTTAGAAATCATTCCTAAATACTTTCCTTGTAATTTGGCTAGTTGTTCTGATTTAGGTAACTTAGTCATTGGTGGTCCTTGTATTGTGTACTTAGATTGAACATGTGCGTTTACTTGCTTAATCATACCACCCAATATAGATGCCGCTTGTTGGTTCTCACCTACAATAGTACCAGCATCATCATACTCAAATGTACCATGAAATACTAATAGAGGTTGATTGTAAGGGATTACGTTTACAGATGTTGGATATATTACTTCCAAATTCATAAAACATGCACCATCCTTAAAAATCTTTAATCTTTGTGGTTCGGATAGAGCTGCTATTGCTTTAGATAAATCTTGCATAGCGAAGTTGTAAGCATCGGTTAATCCACCTCTACCAGCAAATTTATCTGCCACCTGTCCTATTGTCATAGCACCAGCTCCTTTGCTCTTTAGATGTGATTTGTTACGAGCTGCTACTAACCTACCATTTACCCAACTAACTGCTAATGCCTGCCCATCAGTCTTTTCTCTAGTCAATTCTAAGTCACCATTAAGTGCTTTGGTTACAATTGATTTAAGGTCACTAAATGTTAGGTTCATTTCGATATCAAATGGGTGATTCATGTGACCGTAAGCCCCACCTTCTAATAATAGAGATTCGTTTACTGATTCTTTCTTCAAACTTCTTTTTTGTTGAATCAATTGTTGTATTTCTGAAAATAAATCTGCAATTTCTTTATCTAACTTCTTTTCATCTGCACTCATTGGTGTTTCTATATCAACATTAGAATAAAGTTTTTTCTTTTTTGTAATTAGTAAATCTGCTTTTTTTAGTAAATCGGATTTTACTTTATCCAAATCTTTTAAAATTTCAGATGAAGTAGCTTCGTTTGTAGATTCAAATGCAGATGGAGTTTTAATTTTTCTCCAACCACCACCCGGTGTTCTAAATATTCTGGCAGGTATTGGTAACGTAGAACCTATTGGTAATTGTCTTTCATAACCTTTATCAACATGTATAATTTTAGTTAAAAATTGGTTTGTTTTATTATCAGAACCTACCAATTCAACTTCTACATTTACAGGCCTACCACCTACTTTCATTTTACCTGCAAATAATTGCCCTTTAGTAAATGCTTCTTTTAATTTTGGATGATTATCATGTCCACATTTATGACACAAATACATAGCATCACCACCATCTTTCATTTCCCATTGCCAATTACAATTATCACAAATTACTTTACCATCTTCTACCTTTTCATCTACCGGTTCATATCCTCTATCTTCAGTATCCTTTGTATCAGTTTGATGACCTGGTTCTTTTTTTCGTTTATCATCAAAGTCAATTGTATCTAATTCAGCATGATATCCCAAATCAGGTGTGTAGTTACCTGTTTTATGATGCTGTATAAAATTATGTTCAGCTTCAGATTCAGGTTTGTGAGTTTTAGAATTTATTTTTTCATCAACTTTTTCATATTCTTCACTACCATCTCTATTCAATTTAGATTTTAATTTTTTAACATCGTTTGGGTCGGGAGCTCCATTAATATATCCACCAGGTAAACTTAAACCAACACCAACACCACCACCTAATCCCATTTCACCTAATATCTCAGCTTCCATTTCATCCATAATTTCATTGATATCTTCTTTTGAAATTATAGTATCTTTTTGATTTTTAGGAAGTTCCCAAAATCTTTTAGGCTTTTCATTGGGATTTTCTCTATAAGCATCTTGCCAATCCTCTACCTTAAACGGGTCATCAGCTGGATTTAATGTACTTTGTACTACATTTTTTAATTTATATACAGCTTTTCTAAATTGTGTTTCAGTATCTTTTGATTTTCCTCTACCCCTCATAGCATCTGCTTTCGGCGTATCCATTTGAATATACCCACCTTGCTTATACCAATTTTCAGGCTTAGCTTTATTTAGTATTCGTTTTTGTCCATCTGCTACAAAAGAAGTATCAGGTTCATCACCAGCAGGCATGCCAGCATTAGTAGCAGCTTCTTTCAGTTCTTCTTTTTTAGGAATTCTGAATGTTACTGCTTTCTTACCATTGATGGTTGGCATTCCCCATTCATCAGTTCCTATGTTTTTAACAACTACTTTTTTGTTTTTGAATTTACCCATCAATAGAGTATCACCAACTTTTACGTTTAATTTGATTTCCTCATTAATACATTCTTTAACTTTCTTTAACTTAAGAGTAATTAATTTGAAGATTTGGTCATCAAATTTTGGATATGCTTTTGTAAAATTCTTTTTTCTTTCTTCCTCATTACCAGCACTTAACCAATAACGAACATCAGTTCCACTAATAGCATTAGGTTGTGAGGGAGATGCGTAAACATATCCCTTGTCTAAATATCCAGCTTCCACTTTACCTTTATATGGAGTGAAGTATTTACCGCTTAAACGTGATGAATCCTTTTCACCTACAACAGTTATAAAACCAGTTGTATCTGAATCGAAATCGTTAAGTATTTCTTGTGGAGCGTATGGATTTTTAACATTAACAATTTTAGATGATGGAATTCCAAACATCTTCATCATTATTGCTTTCTTTTCGTTAAAATTAAATGGAGATTTTTTTGAATCGGTAACGTTAGAAGTTCCGATATATACACTATCTTTTCCGAATTTGCGTATTAAGTTTTCATAAGTTGCGTAATGTCCCTTATGGAATGGTTGAAAGCGACCAGAATAGACAACAACTACTTTGTCTATTTCGGCCGCTTCTCCCAATATTGTTTCAACCAAAAATTTTGCTAATCCCATCATATAGTTTTCTTACTATATAAATATTGAGGATTACTGTTTTACAACTTTAACACCATTAGATGATTGTTGTTGCTGTGCTAATTGTTCAGCTTGTTGCTTTCTAGTAGGTGCACCTGGTTGATATTGAATTGTACCATCTTGTAAATTAATTCTACCTTGTGGATACTTCTCATCCAATGCATCAATAACCTCTCTAAGTTCAGTATTTAACATTTTAAACTCATCTTCTCCTTTTTCTAAGAAATCATCCATTCTAATTAATTCTTCATTAACTTCTTTCTTACGAATGTGGATTTGACCAAATTCTATAATTAAATTTTGAATTTTTTGATTGATATCTGTGATAGATTGCAATGCTTCTGCTTCAATTTTAGCAGTTTCAATAGTAATTTGTTGTTGTTGCGGTATGTTATCTAAACCTGCCATAATATTTAAGTTTTTATTGTTTTATATATATAAGTATATTATTTTTTATTTTCCAAACACAGAAACTCCTTTTTTTTGTATTACTTCTCCGGCACAATAATTTCCCCATTCAATTGATGCACCAACATCTCCAGAATCTAAGTATCTTGCAACAAATCCAGCGGTAAAGGTATCGCCAGCACCACTCACATCTCCATTTTCTATTGGTATGACTGGATATGTTATATGTTTATGTGCCGTTCCTATTTTATCAAGAGTGCATATAATTTTATCAAATAACCATTCAGTATCTCGTATTACATCTTTATTATTTTTCCATTCCAATCGATTTATTTTGATAAATTTTAAATCCTTACACCAATCCCCTAATTTTTTTTTGGTATCTAAAATAACTAATGGATGTAGAGATGCTATTTTAGATATATCTTCCTCCATTAAAAATCCTTTGCAATAATCTGAAATTATAATTGCATCATATTGAGATATATCGGATAATTTAGATATATCAATTCTATTAACCGCATCATTTTCATCTACTCTTAAATAGAGTTCATTAGTATCTTTATTAACATAACGAGTTTTTACAATACTACCAGTATCGGAAAATATATTTGTTTCAACTCCCATTGCTTTTAAATTGTGCATCACATTAGCTGCCATACCCAATCCATAAGTTTCACTAATTGGAACAAAAACAGGACCATTTCCTTCTGGTGATTTACGTTCAGATGTACCATACACAAAAATATCAGTACAACTTTCTCCTATAACTAATACTCTATTCATCATCTAAAAGTTGTGTGGTACTAAACCCATCTAATTTACCAAAGAATTTTATTTCCTTTGCATACTCTCCACCAATTATAGGTTTGTACATATATTCATTTCCAATTACAAATATATCAGGTTGATATGTTTTCAAATGGTTTCTCAAAGAATCATCACTATCAAAGACTACAATTTTATCCACATCTCTTATTTGCATTAAATTAAATACTCTCTGTCCTTCAGTATGAAAAGGTCTACTATCTCCTTTCATTTGTTTAATTCGTTCATCCGAATCTATACCTATTACTAAATCTCCAAAAGATTTTGCGTAATCTATCAACTTAAAATGTCCATAATGTAGAACATCAAAACAACCATTTATCCAAACCTTTTTCATTATAAGAATTTTTCTAATTCTTTGATTACCATTTCAGATGTAATACTTTTAGTACACTCAAATTGTCTTTCAGTACCCTTATGGTCAGGACACCAATTCCAATCACCAGCATCCAATCTAAGTCTATTAAAGCACCCTTCACATTTTCCTTTAGGAGCTGCGATTCTTATACAATCTTTCATTTCAGCCCAATCGTATGAAAATCCACTAATAAGAACTGTTGGTACATCTAATCCCCAACTTAACCAACTCAATCCACTACCAATACCAATAAATGCTTTTGATTTTAGCATTTCATCCATTACTAATTCTAATGGTCCGTTGGGATGTTTTACTATACCATCTGGTAATTGGTTTCCCATATAGTTATCACCTTCTTTTGAAAGTAATTTTACAACATAACCTTTGGCATTTAACCAATCTACTACATCTTGCCAACCAGTTGGATTATTCCAAAATTTAGATTGAGCAGTACCATGAATTCCAATACAAACCTGTTTATAATTTGATTCTATATATGGCTTTCTTTCTTTTAATTTGGGTTTTATTTCTTTGTATTCTAATCCTAATATATCAGAACACATTTTTTGCATTGTTTGTCCTTTAGGGTCTATTGGATTTTTGTAAATATTAATTGTACTATCTTCATTATAAAATAAACCAATTCCATACATTGCGTATAAATTTTGTACATTTGTACCCGGTTCTACAAATTCTATATTTGGATATCTACTTTCAAACATAGTATTCATAAATGTAGATACAACCATTTTGCAATTATGTACTTTTCCGAATTCTTCAACATAAGGTATCCATGCTAAACTATCACCTAAAGCTTTGGAATCAAGAGCAACATAAACTCTTTTATGTTCAGCGTTATATAAATGTTCAAACCAAAGTTTTCCATTTTCATATATTTCAATCCTCCATTCAATAAAATATTCTAAGTTACATCTAGTCCACATATTAGTTGAAATAGTTGTAGTATATAGAACCCTTCCGTTTTTATTGTTTATAAATTTAATATCGTATTCAGCTTGCTTACTACCTTTTATTTCTAAAAAAGCTCCTCTAACAAAATGAAAATAAACTTTATTATCAATGTTAGCTTTATTATTTAAATTTTTAACTAAATTATCGTATATCATTAACTCCAAGTTTTAACTGTTAAATCTAATAAGGAAAATCCTTCTGCCTGTTTACTATACACTTTGTTTGTTGTATATCTTTTCATTGGATAGTGATAAAATACATGATTAAACCAAAGGTCACCAACATCCCATCCACAATCTTTTATTCTATCTAACCACCAACTTTTTGTTCGGTTTGGAATTAAATAACAATGAGCAAGGTCTTGATTAGGTCCTGTTTGTGTGAATAATTCATCAATTTTAGTTTTTTCTCTTGATGGGTTATTTGCAAATGAAATAAAGTAGGCATCATCCCTATCCGATATAAAACATGCTTTATGTACTATATCTACAAATTCCTCTAAACCAGTATAGATAAATGCATCTGCTTCAAATATTAATGTGTAATCATAATTTTCCTCATCAATTGTTTCTAATGCATTTCTATGTGCTAAATAACAACCATAATGCCTACCAGTCATCCAACCCAAACCAGCACCAGGATATAACTCACCGGGTTTATTATCTTTACTTATATGTTCAGGTCTCCTACAATTTTCAGCAGGTGGAATTCCTTCATAAACTTCATTTATTATTGGTTGATAATCTATTCCGTATTTTGCTAATTGTTGTAATGATTGTATAGAAACTCGTTCTCTCATATCATCAGGTCTAGTCAACATGTGTTTAACCTGAATACGAGGTTTTCTTCTTACAAATGAACGAAACCCTTGATGAAACTGTCCATAAAAATATTCGTTTGCTGCTCTAGTAACTCCCTCAAATACACCATAATCATCTCCACTAATTATACCACCTGGTTTTACTTTATTATACCAAACATTTAAATCTTCAATTAATGCTTCATAAGAATGCCCGGCATCTATCATTATAAAATCAATACTTGAATTTGTAAAATTATTAGCTGCGTTTTTAGATGTATCTTTTATTGTACTAAATCTACCATAGTTATCCGAAAGGACTGTATTATCAACGAATTCATAAAATATATCTCCATTAAATGTATTAACTATATTTTGATGTAATTGTTCATCATCCGTACCTTTCCAAGTATCAATTGATGTAAAATTAATATCTTTACCAGACTCTTTAATTTTAGTTGCTAAATGATTTGTTGATTTTCCAAACCAAGCACCAACTTCTACAAAGGTTTCACCACCCTTAGCTGAATCAACTACATTATTATATAATTCCGAATATGCAAACCAACCTGGTATTTCAGTAAACTCAGGTTGTAATTTTTCTAAAATAATTCTTTTAGTTAATTTTAAATCATCATCAATATAAGTTACTAATGGATTATTATCGTATGTATCTAAATATGTATGTAACTTTCTAAATATAGAAGGTAGTTTATAACTCAATGCTTCTTTAATTGAAAGGGGATTTAATTCTAATTTAGAACTAAAATAAAACATATCACAAGCTGCGTAGAAAGTGTCTACATCATTTCGCTCACCCCATATAATACAATTATCAGGCTTAAACTCCATTAATGGTTTCCAATAATTTTCAAAGTTCATAGCTTGATTTCCAACGAAATGAAATTTGATTTTATACTTTTCTAACTGTCTTGCTATTGCAAATATTTCGGCTTGATTTTTACCGGGTGAAAATAAACCAACATTAAGTACATGCTTCCAAGTTGGGTCCAATCCCAATTCAGTTTGAGCCGATTGTTTATCAAATTCATATTCTTCTATTGGATATTCCCATATTTCAGTTTCAATTCCAATTTCTTCAAATCTTTGTCTACTCCATTCGGAAACTAATACATATCTGTCTGGATGATATACTATTTCCGATGGGTTTGTGTATGAACCATGCGTTGATGCTATTATAAAATATTTCCTATCTTTTGAAAATATCTTTTCAACAATATCAATTGATAAATCGAATTCAGGTATTTCTTGAAAATGAATTATATCAGGTTGAAATGTTCTAATAACATCAAATATAGCACGTTTGTTATCACCTAATATATGAACAGGTACTAACGATTTGATTCTATTTTTTTGAACTACATAAGCATCTCCACCACTATTATTTATCTCAACAACTTCGATTTCAAAATCATTGATATAGTGCTTTATTTGCTTGTATGTATATTGGGGTTGTCCACCGGTAGAAAGATGTGGGCAGACATAAAGTAACTTTTTCTTTGCCATATTGTAACAAATATACGAATTTATTTTCTAATTACCAAATTTATTTTTGGTAAATCAATGTACCTTCAACTAAATCAATTTCTCCGTTTGGATATTTTTGGTTTAAATCAGCTAATATTGTATTTAATTCTTTATTTGCAACAGAATATTCAGATTCCACAACTTCTATAACTTTTTTTAATTCAGCTACATCTAAATGCAATTGGCCTGCATTTATAGTTAGTTCGTTTTTTCGATTATTAAGTTCTTTTATTTTTGATAAAATACTTTCTTCTAATTTTTCAGTTTGTAATTCCATAAGTTTATTATTTATTGTTTGTATATAAATATATATCTAATTGTTAAGAATTCAATTTATTTTCTAAATCTTTTACTTTTTGTGTTAATTCTTGCACAGCCTTCCACAATACAAATACCAACTCACCCTTAGCAATACCAGAAGTCATCCATTTCTGAGGTCCTTCTGGATTATCTGGGTCTTGAAACCAATCATAATCCACAAATTCTTCCAGCCCAGCGCCTTCTAATTCTTCAGCAATAACTCCAATTTGCTGAGGTCTATGTTCTTTTTCAGCATCAACTTTCCAATAGAATGTTCGGATAGGTGTGTTATTAACAGCCTCTAATAGTGATGGATGTTCCCAATTTATTATGTCCTCTTTATATCTTCTTGCTGATGTATTTCTACCCAACTTCCATTGTGATAAAGAAAACTCCATATCTCTAATAGTACCACCCAAATCACCCGAACCGGGAATGTTTACCATTTGAACAGTAGGTCTTAAAGTTCCACCAACGTTATGTGTAGTACACGCTCCACCATTTGCACCAGGATTCCAAGACAAAGTACCAGTACCCATCTCAATATTATTACCATTCATAGCAATCTTACCAGTACTACTTGCTATGTTTATAGCAGTATTACCAGCACCAGTTGTACCAGTTAATTGTATTAATGTATTTGCAGTATCGCCCTCTAATCTAACAAATCCTTTTCCATCTAAAATTGGAATAGAAGCCGAATCTTCCCTTCTCAATTTAATAAATCTATTAGTAGAACTTGCAATCTGAATTCCTTTGTTTGTCAATTCAACAATATCCACATTCGCTGCTGCTGTTATCGTAGGTGTTGCTTGATATGTACTTATATCAAACCCACCACCAAAGCCACCAGAACCAACCTGATATTGATACCCTTCTGCTACTATAAATGTTTTAAAAGTATATGTAGTTGCCCCTGCTTCAGGTGCACTAAATTGGAAACTTCCGTTGTATCCTTGAAAATCTGCATAACTTTCATCAAAGCCACCATTCCAATAAGCACTCCATAGTATTACTTGAGATACTAAAGTTGCTCCATTATAAATTCGATATCCCCAATATACACTTACATTACCTTCACGATTAAATGCGGAAATCACAGAACCTTGACCAGGCCAATTAACAGACGAATCAATATAAGTACCAGCTGATACTGAAAATGTTTGGCCACTACTTTCTTCATCAACGTTAATATACGTTGAAGCAGGGAATGAATCATAATATGATAATGCTTCACTGGTAAGAGTGATTCCACTTCCAGCCAAATCGGTTAATTCTCCAAAATTCACTTTTAGTTTAGTATTACCACTTTCTTTAATTGCAATACCAGGAAGTGATGGGTCAAGGAAAATTCTACTATTACCATCTCTAAGAATATTATTTTCAACTGTCCAACTTCCAATAGAACCACCACTAGCATTAATTATACCAGATATAGTTGCGTTTGTTACAGTCAATCCCGTTGGTCCCAATGAGAATCCAGCTCCAATTAAACTACCCGTTCCATTTGTAGATGTCATTGAAATTGCCACAGCACCAGCACCAACAGTTACAGTATCAGTAAATGTACCCGTTGCCCCACTTAAATTTCCTTTGAAAGATGCATTGCCAGCTGAATCTAATTTGAATCCTTTGGTTTTAATTGTACTACCTGCTAAATCTATAAATGTACCAGCTGATGAATACCCACCTACCCCATCAACAAAGTTTGTAGATTGAATGGCAGTACCAGCAAACATATTTGCTACAACAACACCTGGTCCAATAAATGTGGTAGCATTACCAGCGTTTATTGAATCGATTGCCGCCATAGCTTTCAGAGAACTACTTAATGCGTTTACAGCTACGGCAGTATTTGCTGCTGCTATTTGAGTTGCTGTAAATGAACCCGATGCCACCGAACCACTTACTGCTTGAGATGTTGCAGCATTACCACCCGTTACAGTAATATCTCCTGCTATTTGTAAACCACTACCATCCCATTTAAGGAATCGATTACCAGCTCCATTTACAATTGAAAATCTACCAGTAGTTCCACCGGCCCCACTAGGTTGTTCATATATTCCTAAAAATATACCAGGTCTTTCGTAACCAATAACCGCACCACCGGGGTTTAGTGATGTACCAGATGTTCCAGAAGTACCAACAGTTGCGTTTTGTCCGATAGCAATATATGGGTCAGTTCTACCACCAGCAATTACAATATTTGCAAATGCACCAGTTCCATCCTTAGTACCAACATTAATTGTGTTCTTAACATAAGATTCTTCAAATATTGCAATCTTAGCCGCAACAAAGAAATCTTGCTCACCCAAGTATTCCCAATAATCACTTGGCGGTACACCATCAACATTTGGGGTTTGTGCACCAACAGTCCCATTATATCCGTTTAATGTAGATGGTCCACTACCACTTTTTGCTGCGTAATATTTTACAGTGTCTGGCGTTGCTAAATAAGTTACTGCATCTCTACGATTATTTGTAGTTTCAACCTGACCTATATAATCAATAGATGGTGACCATTCGCCTCTCATAACAATACCAGGTCCAACTGCTCCTTCATATTGAATTGAAAGGGATTGTGTTTTAAAGAATATCTCTCTATTTTCACAATTTATTTGATATACGATTTCGGCAGTTGGATTTATGTCCGGATTCGACCAAGACGTAACACCCGGCATAGTAGCTTGTGTGCCAGGTAATGGACCACTTCCTGCGAAAATATTACCATTATCTAATGTAATGTGTGGAGAACAAGAATCAATTACTACTGTACATTGATACTCATACGATTGACTACCATACGCATCTATTTGCATATTCGCTATGTTAAACCCACCCGGTTGGTTTGTAAGTTCATAACTACCTCTATATGCTCTTATTATATTAGGTGTTGCACTAAGCTCTATTTCACCGGATACTCGATAAACAACGGAAGAATTTTCATTCTGCATTTTTATATCGTATGGAGCGGGTTCGGTGAATTGAACTGCAAATGATTGTGTTACGAATTGAGTCTGTCTAGCCAATGGTCTTACAAATACATCAGTTGATGATGAATCTCCTTCAAAATCAACTCTATATACAATTTCACCAGTCTTATTTATAGCTGGTTTATCCCAACTTATTACATCTCCTATTTGAGCTGGATTTGATACTGGAAATTTTAATGGAGTTCCTCCAGTTATTCCAATCCAAGGAGATTTTGAGAATATGGATGCCGATGAATATCCCAATACACCAATAGGAATATCATTAAAATCTAAATCAGTTAGGGAATTTGGTAATGGTAATGGATTTGCATTTATTAATTGCTGAGTACCATTAAATGTGGTAATTTTCATACCAGTACCAGAAAGATTGGTATCAAATAATTCAGCGGTTATAGATGTACTTTCATTTGATGCTACTAACTTATATGCATCAGCTCCGGCCTTCATACCAGATATTGTTAATTGAGCTTCTGCTCTATATGGATTTAATGTTGAAGATTCATGCGGATTACCATCAGTTATTTTAACTTTAAATGTTTTTATCGTATCAGGACTTATATCATTATAATTTATCGGGTCAAATGCATCACAAATAACAGGATTAGTTCCAAAAGACCCGGAGTGTTGTGTTAAAAAATTCTCAGAGCCATCTTGATTAACCTCAAATATAGAAAACGATACTCTATCAGCAGATGCTGTTGTATTAAATGCGGTTGCTGATAATATGATTGGTTCTTGTGATGCTGCGGATACTCTACCATTTCTATCATAACTTACAATATAAGAAGATGCTTTAAAATCAACACTACGAGCTTTCGGCGGAGTTACATTTTTTGTAAATGTTTGTGTTCTTGTATAGATTGATGAAGTTGGTTGATGTCCAGCACCTAATGCGTAAGGATATACTTGAATTGTATAAAGTGCACTTGCCGAAATAAATGGATAATCAAACAAATGATAATTCATTCTTCCTTCTAATCCAGATTTGGATGAGCTCATTGAAGATGAGAATGAACCAGTTATTATAACAAACTTATCTCCAACTTTTGGTGGTAGAATTGAATTAATTGTGTATGTACCTTTTCTAGCATCAGCATTTGCAAAAGATTCAGTTGTTGTTAATTTTAAAAAATCATCACCTTCTTTTACTTGTATTGTTGTATTGGCTGCGGAATATCCGGCAGGGGTTATAAAACCAACCTCATCTGCTGTTATGGATGCTGCAATTGGTGATATTACTATTTGAATTGGTGGGGCTCCTTCTAATACTTTTGTATAATTTACAATCACACTTGCGGTATAAATCGAAGATGTAAAATATGGATGTATTATTAATGGATACTCAATACTTCCACTTAAATCTGTCATATTCGATGAAGCACTTACTATCAATGATGCCGTATAAGGTGTACCAAATGATGATGTAAAATGTACATTACCAGCGGTAACATTGGTATCTATTATAGATGATGTTGATGCATTTAATATATAAAATGTTCCGTGCGTTTCCAACTTATTAGATTCGGATGCACTTGAACTAAAAGCAAGATATCTAGAACCTTGTTTAAGTTTAATATCAGTAATAGATGGAATATAATCATTAACAATACCTCTTGAATTTGCACCAAGTGTAATTGCTATGGGATTTACTTCAAATACAATACTTTCATCGCCTTGCTTACCTTCAGGAACAATTGTAAATGTTTTATCAATACTAACCGATGCAGATGTCCAAGGTTCAGTATATGTAAATGTTAATGTTAAGTTTTTAGTTTGGTTTAAAGGACTTCTTACATACAATGATTCAAGTCCCTCTGGTTTTTGCGATGGTATTGGGATTTGGTTCTCATCGGTTGCAACCACTGTTATTGTTGGGTCTAAACTTTGTGTATGGTAATACAACCAATATTCAGGAACCCAATCTTTATTAATTGACATTGATGGATATACTTGAAACGATGATGTTACCGATTCAATTTCAGATGCAGCAGTTCCTCTTTTTGCAAATGATGCGGTTGCGAATGCAAATGAAGGTCTAAATTCTGATTCCGTTCTTGGATTAATTGTGAATGAATCTGCATTATATATGATAACACCACTATCTAATCCATCTTGCAAATCTTCCAATATGATTGATGCTACAACAGAACCAGATGTATTAAATGCCCAATCGGATGCTGCGGATTGAGATGAAATCAAATATACAGTTCTTCTAAAATCAATTGAGTCTCTATTAAAAACTGCATTGTAATTTATTTCACCGCTACCCAATGAACCAGAATTTAATCCGTATATATACCCACTTGATAATGCATATTCTAAGTTTACAAACTTTTCACGAAATCCAGTTGCAGATGAACCAGTTACTAAAATATGTAGTTGCTTATCAGGCCATCCTTTTTCAGGTTTAGTTGTACTACTTAATTCTATATCATTTACACCATCAATACGAACCGCTTGTAATTCTAATGAAGCAGTACTACTATTTCTAATTTGAGTTCCTCTATAAGGTCTAATTAAATGATTAACACCACCAAAGCCATCTAATACTCTACTGAATATGACAGTATCGGTAAATCCCTCTACTTCACCTGTCACTTTAATCAACTGAACAGTCTTATCACTTCTAGAACCAGTAAAATTACCAACGGTCATTGTTGGGGCATCTGATGTAATATCATCAAGTACTCCGGGATATCCACCACCTAATGTTAATGATGCGGTATAATCATCCGCAAATAGTTCAATACCATCAAAATCAAACGATTGAGATGTATATGTAACTGAACCTGTTAATAAATTTTTAGTTACAGTAAAACCAACAACAGTAGGTGGTACTGGTTGTGAACCTGAATCAAATTGGAATTGTAAAGATCGTGGTGTAAATACTAATCCTTTTTGTATTCTTTGTAAATTACCTCCATTAAATGTTTTACTTTCGTCAACTAAAACAGGAATAAAATTATTGTTTATATCATAAAATTCAAAACGATATAAAAATGTTTCCTCTGGTAATGTTCTTGGAACACTTTGTATAAATGTTATTTCATCCGGCGAATATGCTGTTTCTTGAGATGCTCTTAAACTAACATCGGCTATGTACCAACCATTTCCTTTTATTTCAAAATAAAGTTTTGCATTATTTAATTGTTCTGCTTTAAAATTGGCTGTTAGTTGGTTTTTTTGTAATAACGAACTATCAGATGTTATTGTAATAATATTTTGTTTAATTTGTACTAATTGATTGGGATTAGTTGCGGATTGATTAGACCCACTTAAAAATACATTTACATAATTTTCGGCCGAAACTTGACCTTGCCCAACTCTTAAATTAAAATCAAGAGTATATTCAGTTCCGTTTGTAATATTTAAAGATTCGAATGTATAAAAATTATTAACACCATTACTATCAAATTTTATATAATTAAATAAATAATTTTGATTGAATGAGGCTGTTAAAGCCGCTGATGATGTTTCCCAATACTCTGTATAATTATTATTATCAAATATACCATAAAATTCTTCATTTTTGGTTTGAGATTCTAAGTCTCTTAAAATTTCATTTGATTCTAATCTTATTTCTTGTACAAATTGATAATCCGCCAAATCAGATTGGGATTTTCTAAATATTTTTACTCTAGCAACATCACCAACAAACGTAGTTAAATCAGAAATATTTATTTTTGCAAATGAACCAGTTAAAGCTGTTTTTAGATTATTAGTACCTTCCGTATAGTTGAAAGATGCGGTGTATCCTGCATTTGAAAAGTTTGAAACTAAATTGTTTAATGTATATGGATTTGTTACCAATAAATTTTTATTAGTAATAACACTATCGGCTAAAGTAGAATATCCTAATGATGGAATGGATATAGTAGTACCAACAACAGAACCCGTCCAATTTGTTGTATCATTTATTGATAATAGGTATGTAGTTGGTGCGGTAAATCCACTTAGTTGCTCTCCAATTCTAGGAGATTGTGCAATACCATCTAATGAACCTGTTTGTGTTATTGTAGAAGTTACATTATTAAAAATAGGTTTTACTATTTCATTTATTGTAACTTCCGGTCTACGATAGAATCTTACCTTATCTTCATTTGAAAGTAATCTATTTACTTTAAATTCCCTTTCCCACTTAACATTATATACATTTTTCCAATCATCTGGTATTGGTAATACGGCGCCACCTTCATCTAAATACGTTTTTAATTCGCCTAATACCGTTATTTTAGCTGTACCTATTGGTGTATCTTCATATACATAAACCGCCACTAATTTAGATGTACCTTCATAATATTCAGGAACACCATTACCAGGTTCATAATAAATTGGGTCACCGTTGACATCTAATATTTGAATCTTTATTTCAGTAGATTCCATAAGATGTTCAGAACCTTCAATTAGAAATCCATTCTTACCTCCAGTAAATGTATCTTTAAATTCTGTTATTTTAAAATATGTTGATGTTGGAGTGGTATCCACTAAAAAAGTACCAAACGATGTCAGTGGTTGAGTAAGATTTTCTGCGAATTTTTTTATTATTGCCATAGTGTTGCGTATATTATTCTATGATAAATATTTACATAAATTTTTTATGTTTATAATTATATTAGAATTCTAAAGAAAACTAAAGAATGTTATGAAAAAATACGCTATGATACAAATTGATGCCGATGTACATCAATTATTAAAGGAGTTTTGTAAAGATAAAGGATATAAGATAAGCGGATTAATTGAAACCCTAGTAAAAGAAAAAGTGGAGTCCTCAAAGAAGACCCCACCTAAAAATGTATTACCGGTTACTAAAAATTAATCTTAGAGAATCCCTCTACTTTCTTAATTTCGATAAGTCCATCCACAATATCTCTCATTTGTTCTAAGTGAGAAATTACCCAAATAAAATCAAATTGAGTTTTAAGATACTGCATCATCATAAATAAGGATGATAGGTTATCACTATCCAACGTACCAAATCCTTCATCAATAACTAAGAAGTTTGGTCTAGGTAGGTTACAAATGTTAATTAGAGCCACTCTAATCGCTAGTCCTGATATGAACTTCTCCATACCACTACACATCTCTAAAGC